CCTCGTTCCTCGGCCGGGTTGGCGGTCTCCGCGCGTCGTTTGGCGGGCCGGGTGGATCGCCCGATCCGTCGAACGATTGGTGGTGGAAGAACGATCCGTCGCAGATGTCCACGGCGGGCATCTTCGTCAGCGACGACATCGCGCTCCAGCTGGACACCGTGCAGTCGATCCTTGAGCGCCTCGGCGGGACCATCTCGACGCTGCCGCTCATGGTGTTCAAGCGGACGGAAGACGGTGGGCGCGAGCCTGCCAAAGACCACCCGCTGTACAAGCTCCTGCACACGAAGCCGAATGCTCGGCAGACGTTTCAGGAGTTCTGGCAGGAAGCGGTCCACCATCTGGCGTTCTGGCGCAACATCTATGCGCTGATCTCGCCGGGCGCGGATTACGCCATCGGCGGGCTGGAGCTTCTGCATCCGACGCGCTTGGTCAAGATCGATCAGAAGCCGGATGGCCGGCGCTACTACACGTTCAAGAAGCTGCCCCCCGAGAACGGGGTGGAAGTCTACCGGGACGACGAGCTTTGGCACGTCCGCAAGCCCCGCCTGACGGTAGACGGCCTGCGCGGTCTGTCGATGACCGAGACGAGCCGGGAGACGTTCGGCCGGGCGCTGGCCGTTGAGCAGTTCGGGTCGCTCTATTTCCGCAACGGCGGGTCCGGTGGCGGTGTGCTGACGCACCCCGGCAACTTCAAGGACAAGGACGCCGAACGCGACTTCATGGACAGCTGGCGCTCGGGCGGCAGTGGCGTCCACCGGCACAAGGACCGGCTGCTCAAGTACGGGATCACCTACACCCCGTTCCAGGTGAAGAACGACGACGCCCAGTTCCTCGACACGCTCAAGGAAGTGACGATCAAGCTCTGCCGCCTCTGGAACATGCCGCCGCACATGGTCGGCAGCATGGACCGGGCGACGTTCAGCAACATCGAACAGCAGTCGGTGGAGTTCGTCACCTACACGCTCGGGCCGTGGATCAACGCCCTGGAGCAGGCCTGCGCCCGCGACCTGGTCGTTGGCCAGGACGCCGACCAGTATTTCGTCGAGTTCAACGTGGCGGGCCTGCTGCGGGGCGATTTCGCCACCCGCATGAACGGCTACGCGATGGCTCGCCAGTGGGGCTGGATGTCGGTGAACGACATTCGCCGCCTGGAGAACATGGCGCCCATCGGGGACGAGGGCGACCGCTACCTCGAACCGATCAACATGCGCTCGGCCGAAGCGGCGGAAGACGCCGAAGAGGCGGGCGAGGGGATGCCCGACGTGGATGGAACCGGGTCACCGGCCACCTCCGACATGGACCCCTCCGACAACACCAACGACCCCGCCACCGCGCCGAAGGAACAGCCCGATGCTGACTGATCCGAGTGCTGCGATGGCCGACGCCGCGACCGCCGATCTGATCGCCCTGATGCAGACGGGCGAGCGCCTGTTCTCCGTCGATGTGGAGTTCCTGGGCCGTGCGCCTCGGGGCGGGACCGGGTCCGACACGCCGCAGTCCATCGGGATGCTGCGCCTGCACGGCCCGATCTATCCGCGCGGCGACAGCGGGCTGGAGGGCTTCACCGCCCGGCTGAACAGCCTGGTCGCCAACCCGGACGTGGGCGCGATCATTCTGGACGTGGACAGCCCCGGCGGTGCCGTCGCGGGCACATCAGAAGCTGCCGACGCGGTGCGTGCCGCGAAGGCCGTCAAGCCGGTGTACGCACTCGCTGACAGCCTTGCCGCGTCGGCGGCTTACTGGATCGCCAGCCAAGCCTCGCAGCTGTGGGTGACGCCCAGCGGGGCCGTGGGCAGCATTGGCGTGATCGGGATGCACATGGACGTGTCCAAGGCCTTGGAACGGGCCGGAATGAAGGCCACCGTCATCACGTCGGGCAAGTTCAAGGGCGAGCAGTCGCCGTTCGCGCCGCTCTCGGAGGAGGCCCAGGCCCACATCCAGGGCCAGGCCGATGCGGAGCACGCCAACTTCATCCGCGCCGTCGCGGCCGGTCGTGGCGTCAGCCAGGCCACCGTGGCGTCGGATTTCGGCGAGGGTCGGATCGTGTCAGCGGCGAAGGCCGTGAATGCGGGCATGGCCGACAACATCGGGACCATGACCGACCTCCTCCGGTCCATGAACACCAAGCGCGGCACGATGCGCCGTCGAGCGGACTTCATCTTCTAACCATCGGAGCCTCTCGGGGCTTCTGAACGGCTTACCGCTCGCGCCGCCCGACGCGCGTGTCGGCTCACTGCGCTCGGGCTCACCCCTACAATTTGAAAGGCAGTCCAATGACGGACATCAAGAAGCTGCGCCAGGCTCTGCTTGAAAAGCAGGTCGCTGGTCGTGCGAAGACCTCTGAATACAACGCCCTCGCCGCGAAGGTCGAGCGCACCGAAGCCGAAGACGCCCGCGTCGTCGCGCTGAACGGCGAACTGGACGCCCTGTCCGCCGATGTCGAGACGCTGGAAGCCACGATCAAGACGGAAGAGAACGCCACCAAGCGCGCCGCCTCTTTCGCCCCGGCCGTGATCGCGCCCCGCGCGGCGTTTTCCGCCGGCCGTTCGTTCGACGCTGACCCCGTGGGCCAGCTGGGCTTCAAGAGCCTGGCCGAGTTCGCCAGCGTCGTCCGTGGCACCGCTGCGGGCATGTTCGACGAGCGTCTGAACGCCGCTGGCGCCACGACCTACAACTCGGGTCAGGGCTCGGCCGGTGAAGGCTTCCTGGTGCCGCCCGACTACGCCAAGTCGATCTGGTCCATCGCCTTCACCGACCTCGACCTGGTCGGCATGGCCAAGCCGGAACCGACTTCGTCCAACGCCGTGCTGCGGCCCAAGGACGAAAGCACCCCCTGGGGTGCGGTGGGCGTGCAAGCCTACTGGCGGAACGAAGCCGCCACCATGACGGCGTCCAAGTACGCCGTGACCGCAGAACTGATGACCCTGCATGAACTGTACGCCTTCACCGCCGCGACGAACGAAATCCTGTCCGACGCGCCGATGCTGGAGAACCGCCTGACCTACCAGGCCGGCCGTGCGATCAGCTGGGTGTCCTCGGAAGCGATCATGTGGGGCAACGGCGTCGGCAAGCCGATGGGCTTCATGAACGCCAACAGCCTCATCACCGTGGCGAAGGACACCGGGCAGGCCACCAAGACCATCACGGTGTCCAACCTGGGCAACATGCTGGCCCGCATGCTCGCCTACGGCGGCAAGCCGTTCTGGATCGCCAACCGCGACACCATCCCGGCGCTGATGCAGTGCCAGCTGGGCACCTACGCGGCGTTCCTGCCGATCAACCAGCCCCTGATGGGTTCGCCGTTCGAGTACACCCTGCTCGGGTTCCCGATCCTGTTCTCGGAACACGCGCAGACCCTCGGCACGCCGGGCGACATCGTGCTGGCCAACATGGACGGGTACTACTCGGCCATCAAGACCGGCGGCGAAAGCTACGCCACGTCGATGCACCTCTACTTCGACGTGAACGAGACCGCGTTCCGCTGGACCATGCGCCTGGCCGGGGTTCCGACCCTGTCCGCGCCGATCCAGCCCGCCAAGGGCTCCACGGCCAAGTCTCACTTCATCGCGCTGGCCGCTCGCTAATCCTCCCTGACTTCGGGGGTCGCCTGACAGCGGCCCCCGGTCTTTTCCCCCCTTCTGCTCTGAAAGGAGACGCCCATGTGGCCGTCGCTCAAGCCGACGCAGCGCCTCAATGTCGCTGCCGTCATCAATCCTCAGTCCGCCACCACCGTCCAGGTCACCGGGTGGATCCCCATGTCCCCCTGGAACAACTTCCTGGCCACCATCCTCGTCGGCACGATCACCGCCACGGGCACGGTCGATGCCAAGCTGCAGCAGGCCACTGACGCCTCTGGCACTGGTGCCAAGGACATCACCGGCAAAGCCATCACCCAGCTGACCGCCACGGGTTCCGGCTCCAACAAACAGGTGAACATCAACCTGAAGCAGGACGAACTGGATGCCCAGAACGGGTTCAACTACGTCCAGCTGTCCGTCACCCCGGCGACCGCCGCCGCCGTGATCGCCGCTGCCCTGTTCGGCGTGGACCCGGTCTACGCGCCGGCCGACGCTTTCGCCGTCGCGACCGTCCAGCAGAACCTCTAATCTCCAGCTGACGGGGCCACCCGATGACGCTTCGCGTAACCACGCCGCCGTCATCGGGCGGTCTCATCACGCTGGACGATGCCAAGACCCAGCTGCGCGTCGATTTCGACGACGACAACACGCTGCTGGCGGGCCTGATCCTCGCTGCGTCGAGCCTGGCGCAGTCGATGGTCCAGCGCCTCTATCTGCCCCAGACCCTCGAATGGTCGCTGGAGACGTGGCAGCAGCGCATGACGCTGCCCATCGCGGCAGGGGGCGGATCGCCCAACATGCAGATCAATTCGGTGAAATACACCGACCTCACCAGCACCCTGGTGACCCTGGACCCGACGCTCTACTGGGATCGGCCGTTGGGCGAGACGCGCGCCGTCGTGCGCCGCTGGTACGCCAACTGGCCGCTGGTCGGAGACGGCCAGGAACGGGTCATCATCAACTTCTCCAG